AACCAGAGCATACGCTTCATTGTACTTCTTTGCAACTGAGAAAATTACAGTCGGAAAGAACAATAAAGGCAATTTATTATTCCTATATTTAGCCACCTGTTTATAAGGTATTTGACTTGCATCTATAACATTGATTGTTGAATAATCTAAATCAACACCCTCTGCACAGTCAATTGTGGCAATATACAAATGGTCTTTAATAGGTTCTTCGTATATATCAAGACCTTCAAATGAAGATAATGGATTATGAAACGCAAGACTTCTCAGTTTTGCACCAGATATCAATGTTGCCGATGACCCAATAAACTCAGTTTCAAATTCTTGTCTAAACTGTTCTTCACTGGTGTTTCTAATAGTCTCATTCTTCCAGTCTTCATCTCTGCCTGGAACCATTGACCAATGTACTTCAAGTGGTTTGTAAGTAGACCTGCCTTCTATTGCATCTACCCACATCTTATAGAACATGTTCAGACCATTTGGGGTCGAAACAATAATAACTTTAGTTGTTTTACCAGAAGAGATAACAGGATATGTAGAAGTAAAGAAATCTTGCGCCATGTTATGTTGAACGAAAGCAAATTCATCCAAGAAAACTAGGTTGTAAGTACCTCCACGAACACCTGATGCAGAAGTCGCATATGCCCAAATCATTGAACCATTCTCTAGTTCAATGTTACCTTTGTTCCAAGTTTTAATACCTTGTTGTAACCACAAAGGTAAATACTCATATGCATATTGAATTCTACCAAGAATCTCTCTTGCTAACGAACCTTTGTTTGCTAAGATTGCAACCTTATAATCAATATTAAACAATACTGACCATAACATATAACCTACAGTTGTGGTTGTTTTACCAACCTGTCGAGGCATCTTAGCAATACAGAATCTATTATTATGAAAAGTATTGACCATATCCTCTTGGAATGGCCACATGTCAAATGGAACAAGACCTTTGTCCACATTGACAATCTTTACATAATTTTTAATGAAATAAATTGGGTCTTCAGAACACTTTACAATTTCTGAAATTTGTTCTTCGGTATAGGATATTTCTACCCCTAACCGTTTTAAACTCGCATTACCATTATAACCACCACCTAAATCTGACATTTTATTTTGTAATACTTCTTAGCATCCAAGCTTGTTTTTGATGTTGGTCTAAAATATCTTGTAGAAAATTTGATACAGCTGGTTCATTTGCTTGGTCGGCAGCAACAATACCTGCACGAAGATGTATAATAAATCTATCATTATCTTGTTTCAATTGATTCATCATTGCAAGAGCGCTTGGTATTGTTTCTGTATCTGCAACATCAGATAATTCTAACATTCTAGGTAATGTTGTTGGTGCATAAGAACCTAACATACGAATCTTTTCGGCAATCAAATCTGTGTTTGCCCAAACTGCATTGTAGAATCCATTTAAAAAAACATGATAGTCATTGAAGTTTGGACCCTCAATGTTCCAATGAAATGTATGTGATTTGAAATACAAACCAAAATTTGTACCCAAAATTACTTTAAGTTGTTCAATTAATTGTTCCATGCTTATCCTTGTTCTTTAAAAATTTGACTAGTTCTGTTGTAGAGCCAACAAAAACTGCCTTATCTACATTTATGTTTTTTGCGTTTTGTGATTCACCTGTTAAGTCTCTTTTTCTTTTTTGTACTTCAAGTAAATCTTTATTTAAGTCTGATAGATTTTTAATTAATCCAGCGGCAACTTCATACGCTCTTGGATGCTCTGATTCTTTGGCAACATGCAAAAGATTATCAATCGCAGTATTACCTTTTTCTATTAAGTCTCTAATGTTTTGTCTAGCAAATTCAGAGTCATCTTCAACAGGGGTTTTTACTTCTGCTGGTAATGTTTCAAACTGAATTGGTTCTACATCTAAAACCTCAGATAATTTTTGATTCAATTTATTCATACTATATTAGGAAAATTTGTAATTGTTTCTGAAAAACCAAATTCATCGTCTGGTTCAGCCGAAATTGGATTTGGCGTAGTAACAATCAATACTGATTTTAATGGATTGGTATCTATTGATGTAATTGTATATGTTGCATTACTTTTATCACCAACAAGAACATCGCCTGCATTTAAATAATCATTTAATTGTCCAATAACAATAGTTGCTGTATTTGATGCGCCAATAGCATTGTTACTAAAATATAAAATTTCACCAAAAATGTTTTTATCTGATACTCTTACAGTTTCATTTGATGCAAAATAACCAACACCATTTGCATAGTCAACATAAACTTTCTGTGCATCTTTTGTTCTTGTCTCAACATAAATGCTTGAATTTGCTTGTCTGATAACATCACCAGAAAGAACTGGAGGCCAAATATAACCTTTTGCGGTAAATTCTAAGTCCCAAGTAATCAATCTTGTACTTGTCATGTCACCTTCATATTCTGTTGTTGTATTTACAGAATTAAGAATTACAGGCATGTCATATTTTTTACCCATAGCTGGAATAAAATTAATTGTTACATTAAAGTCTGGTGTAAAAAATGGTAAAATTTGTTCTAAGATTTGTGTACCATCTTCTGTGTTTCTTACATAGATGGATAAAGAAAAAGAAAAATCATATGGCACAGGAACAAACTGTGTCTTAACAGTCGTTGCAGTTTCAGCTGCAAAGTTTCTTACTGTAGATGGTAATTTTCTTGAAACATCATAAGACATTCCTGTCATTTCAAATGACATTCTAGGAACAGAAGTTGCAATAGACTTAGTTAAAGTTGGGTCTGATTGTAATCTAACCAAATACTTTTCTTTTGCGCCATAATTTAGAGGTACTTTAAATTTTTCATACGCAGTTGTTCCTGCCTTGTCGTATCTAACAACATGGATATCATTAAACATTGTACCAAATGCAACAACTACTTTGCGAATGGTACGATTATAAAAGTGTTCATTACCTAGCATTATGGTTCACCAAATGGATTGTGTTCCGAGAAGTCGATGATTGCATCTGATTCGGTTTCAATTAATGTATTATCTGTAACATCTTCAAATGCACTATTATCAAATACTGTATCATTAGAAACAGTTGCAGAAGTCCATCTTGCATTTGATGTTGCACCAATTGACATTGTGTTATTTGCAAAAGTACCCATCACTCTTATAATGTCTAAGTTTCTTGATGTACCATTCCAAGAGTAAACAGTTGCCTTTGCATTTGCAGTTGCAAGACTACCACCTTGATAAACAATTTCATCCTGTGCAAATGTTCCTGTACCACCGGATGCCATAACAATTCTTTCTCTCTTGTATGCATCTCTGATTTGACTATCGATTTCATCAACACCAGTGACGATATATTCTTCAGAGAATACAAGCTGTTTCATTTTTAATGCATACACATAAACATTACCACCTCGACCTCTACCCAATGTATAAAACATTGCTTGGTCGTTTTCATGCTCTACGAATGTAATTTCAAAGAAGTTTTGAATTAATGGAATATAAATTAAATCACCTTCTCTAGGTCTGATAAGATTTGATGCGCCTGTACTGTATTTAAATCTACGGCGAGATACTAATAGTGTAAGTTCATCTCTAATCTCAAGTCCAAATTTGGACATGAAGTCGCCTTCACCATCCATACCTGTAACATTTTCAAGGTACATTTCAAGACTATATGCAGTAGTGTATTTTCTTAGTGTATCTTCACCATACAACATATCTTCTGAGTCACCAGAAGTTCTTGGCATATAATAAACATCCATGCCATGAATTTGCATCGCTTCAATAACAAGGTCTTCCACCAGCAATTGTTCGCTGGTGATTTGATCCGTAGGAAAATTATTGAAGTAAAAATTAGTAGGCATGCTTAACCTGTAAAGATTTCGCTAGGCAAGCTACCCATTTGATACATGTCTTCTTCCATTTTAGCGAGTTCTTCTGTTGCTTCATCGTATACTTCTTTGCCATTGAGCGTAACACCACCAGGCAATTGTATACCACCAAACTTCTTCATATTGTTGCCCCACTGCTGTTTAATTTTTGCAGTAGCATAAGCCTTTAAAAATCTATCACCCCAAATATCTGAGATACCAGTTTTTGTTATTGATACTGAAGTTACATTTGCAGTAAGTGTGTTTGCACTAACTGTTAATTCAGTTGGTGATTTAATTCTTTGCACTTGATATTCTGCACCCGAAGACAATAAAATGATATCGTTCTCTAAAAGTTCTTGGTCAAATACTGTGCCTGTTCCGGTTAAAGTGTTTGCAGAAGTATTGCCTGTTACAGTACCAGTTATTGTAATTGTATCTGGTTGCATTTTTCTATAACATTCAACAACAACATAATCACCAACTTTAAAATCTCTTGACCAATCAATGTCTAAGAATAATCTGTTTTGGTGTCTGTTAAATCTAAATTGTGGTGTACCAGAAAACAATAAGTTCAAAGTGCGAATATGTTGCATAGTAATTTCATATGACACATAAGACACGGATGTAAAGTCATACAAATCATGCAATCTTAATTGATATCTCAAGTCAAACATGTTGACTGAAGAACCAGATTGGTCAAATGGAATAATACCAGTTACAAAAGTAACGGCATCGGGGCAATAAATCCATCTTCTATCAATATCAGTTTGAGTGATTTGATGCTTCATAAAAATCTTTTCGGTGCCATCATAATGATAGTCTGCCCAAAACGCCAATGCATCATCAATACGGTCATCTACTTGGTCATCATCCACATTTATTTGAATAACAGGATGGCCCAATCTTCTTAAACAGTAATCTTTAAATTGTTGTCTTGTTGTTGGTTGTGCCATGTTTTATCCTAATGCAATTGAAAGTGCCAACACATCACCAAGTGTTGCGCCACCAGAAGCGGCAGTTGTTTGTCTTGAGCCGTCAGCAAATACAACACCATCAACTGACACATTACCTTTGACACCAATACCACCACTAACAGTTATTGCACCAGTTATATTTGAAGTTGATACAGTTGTGTTGGTAACATTAATAGAAGATACTGAAACATTAACTAATGTTGGAGAAGTATTAAGAACAACTGAACCAGTACCAGTAGAAGTAGTTACTCCAGTACCACCTCTTGAAACACCTAAAGTTCCAGAAGTAATTGCAGATGTATCTATTACGATTGCTGTGTTTGTTACACTCGAAACTCTTCCATAAGCATCGGTAGTGATGACTGGTACATAAGCCGCATTAGCATAAGTGCCTGCTGTGCCTGTGTTAGCAACAGAAACAAATGCAGTACCATTGGATGTTAATAATCCACCTGTAGTGTAACTTGTTGCATTGGCACCACCTTGTGCAAATGGTAAAACACCAGATGTAATTTGTGTTGTTGAAATCTGAACAAGTGTATTTGTAACGGCACTAACTCTACCGTAAGCATCTGTTGTAATAACAGGATGATAAGCAGCATTACCATAAACACCAGCAGTACCTGTGTTTGCTAATGTTGCAAGAGAAGTACCGTTATATGCAATGATACCATTTGTAAATGATGTTTGATTTGTACCACCATCTGCAATACCGATTGCAGCGGCCAAACTTGAAACTGTACCACCAGTAATATTTGCTCTTAGCGTAGCAGTATTAGAAGCAGTTAAAGAACCAGTTGCAAGTGCGTTTGATGTTGGGTCAGTAGTTAAGTCTTTAAATAAGAAGAAGTTTGAGCCGGCTTGTCTCACAAGACCCGCATACTTTTGACCAGTTGAGTTATATGTT